CATTCACTGGTATCCACCTTTTTATTAAAATTTTGTTCGACTATGCCCTGAACATATTCGGAAAAATGTTTTCTTATGCTGCCAGGTGGTCTCTTGCCAATATCAGACCAAACTCTTTTATACTCATGAATGTTGTCAAATGTCGTTGGGCATACAAGGGTGCCCTCGTAATCCTTTAATCTTGTTGGCAAAGGAACGTGCTTGCTGCAGCACTTACATTCTTTAGCTTTTTCTTGATATATACTCATACTATTTCCATTCCACTTAGTGCATCAGAAAGATCTCTTGGCATTTGAGAAGGTGCTCTAATTAAATTAGGGGCATCTGCTGCAATAGATTCTCTATACTGTTTCTTGACAGATGAATAATCATGAACTTCTATGTCTCCAAATGCCGACCTAGTTAAACTAATTGCATTATATATAGACCCGCAAACTGCGTCAGCTAAGTCTTTAGAACCTTTTCTGGGGTGATCAACCTTATCACGCATAATTCTTAACTCTAACAATTCATCTACGAGTAATGGTATGTGTGGTCCTTTTAGTCTTTCTTCTAAAACAACCATAGCCATATCATCGTAATGTTTTTTAGCTACAGATAGTGTTTCGGTATTTATTCCATACTGCTTAAGCTGCTGCATCATATCATGAGAGTTCCATCTGTCAAATGTGCATATTCTAATGTTAAACCCTCTGGATCTTAGAGATAAAATATAGTCTCTAACCTCGGCAAAGTCTACTGACTTATCCGATGTGGGTGTCCAGTACATTACAGCATCCACCTTAACAATTGGGGCTGGTTGAGAGTAAGTGTCTGTAACTTTTACGCTAACAAATTTTTCAATATGGGCCATAGATACAGCACAATGGTCATGCTTTTGAGCTAAGTCAACATGTATGTAGTAATCTTTGTCTTCTTCTGGAAGGAACCATTCTTCAAATCTTCCGAACCCATCTACAGCTATTGATAGATCGTTAAACGCCATCTCAATTTTTTCACGAGACTTAAAAAATGCATCAATTGCTTCTGGTGGCATGCAAGCAAATCTTCCTAGGGCATCTGTTACGTCTCTATAAAATGCAATTTTAAAATCTTCTATGCTTCTTGTTGGATTAACTTCCCATGTTGGCCTACGTATTGCATAAACTCTTGGATACTTATAAGATACAATGTGATCTTCATCCCAAAATATATCAAACTCGTTTCCGACTGTGTTCTCTGGAAGGTCTTGATCTAATTTAAATCTATGCGATCTCGATATAACTTCTTTTTCTGAAATAATTTCATCATATCTTTGCTGAATGTAATCATTCTTAAAGCGTGGGAACGAAAGAAGAATTACCTTTCCGTAATCTGGAAAGCGAGAATCTACAGAGGCCCTGTACATGTCATATATACCACTTGCAGTCTTTGCTTGATCGTGACCGCTTGTACTGTCTAGAGCAAAGCCTGAAATCTCATCAAGTACCGCTACAAGAACGTTATAACCTTCAAACGCTTCTCTTTCTGAGTGTCCAGAATAAACAGTAACATTCTTATCAAATTTTATTTCTGAAGCTTTTTCAAAGTACTTTCCTATGAACCACGGTGAATGTGTTACTCTATTTTTAAATCCTTTAAAAAATACATTGTTTGCTTGCTGAGCGTTAATAGCTATGTTAATAATATCAATTGAGTCACCTGGAGGCTTGCCATAATAAGATGCTGGGTCTTTAAGGCACAATAGTAAATATACTATATAGGCTACAGATATAGTTGAGCAATAATCTTTTCCGCTACCCTTACCCAATTGAGCAACAACCTCATTGCATGTTTGCTTATATCTTAATGATCCTTCTTTTTCTCCGAATAGCTTAATCAAAGTTGACTCTTTATATATCTGAGAGGATTTTTCTATAAGAGTATATTGATTATCAGATAACTCAGGAAGACCTAGATAGTTTTTATCTGTTACGAACGTTCTTAAATCGACAGGTCTTTCTTCAAACTCTTCTCCGTCAAGTATATCAATGAGGTCATCAAAATTAAATTCCACTGACTTCCTCAATAATCTCTATAGGCTCAACAATTCCAGTAATTTGTGATAGACGCTTGGCCACTTCCATTTTACACTTAGGGCAAGTTGCAGTTACTTCTTTTAGAATCTTAACCAAGACTTCTTGCTTTCTTTCCGCCTCTGCTATTTGTCCTGCCATTTCAGCGTTATCTAATAGACCGACTTCCTGCAGCATGCCAATTCTTTTTCCTTCAATATCAGCAATTAGTTTTAGCGCTCCAGATTTAACACTAAGCTGGCCAGCCTGATCTGCATCTTCAACTGTCTTCCAAGCTTCTTTGATAAGCATTGCATAGTGCTGGTCTGCTCCAGAGATAGCCTCCTTAGCACGTTCACGGGCTGATGTGTCGTTGTGTACGACGCTCTTCCACTCATCTATCAAACCAATAACATCTGCCCTCTTAAGGCCTGTCAGGGTGGCAATTTGGGTAGGGTTGTTTCCTCTAAGTAGTTCTTCAACTACTTTGTTCATGCGATCAAAATGATCAGCTAATTCAATTTCCATATGACTTTATTATACTTCTAGTCGACTGAAATAGCAAATTCCTTAGCAACCTTTAATAGAATTAAATATCCAAATAGATCATCAATATCATTATCTCCAGGGTATTCTTCACCCTTAATAAGTCTATTTAGTTTATCATCAATTCTAACGTATAGCTGCTCTTTTGGTCCCGCCTTTGAAAATATACGAACTGGATCTAGGGCTGAATTTCCATACGATATATTCTTTTTAATTAGCATGTGAGCTATATCAAGACAGGTTGTTAAAATTTCATGCCCTGCTTCAGTTCCAACTGTAAGCAAATAAAGGTCGTCATATTTAAACACTTTTGAATCTTCAAAAACTGGTGTTGGATTCATTTTATTAATCCCTTTTCTTTTAAAGCTCTATATATGGTCATAACGGTTACGCCACATTCTTGTGCTATATTTTCCATAGTCTTTTTTTGAACTACATACCTTCTATAAAGCCATTCTTTATTCTTGTAAAATTTCACAGATGGTCCCACCTAAAATGCTTTCTATATTCTTCTAATCCAATTACCTTTGGGTCTACCCACCAATCTTCTGATTCAGTTCTAACGACTAATGAGTAGCCTAGGGAGTCAAGTATTTCTCTCTGAACGTCTCTCATTACATCATTTCTCCAATACATGTTTGCATCGTGCTCAAAGGTAATAGCTGTAAACCTATATGAATTTAATGGAACTGCCAATAGTCCATGTAAGCTTGTATAAGCACTTCCATCTGGCCTTCCACTTTTTCTATATCCAGAATCTATATCAATCTGCAAATAATCTATTTGTTTTGGAAAATCATTTTCTTCAAAATAAGAAATATAATTAAAGTCTAGTGCATCTCCCATGCATGGATTGGATCTATTTTCATTAAACTCTTTTCTAAGGTCTTCCTTTATTTCAAAAGAAACTCCCTTCCAATCAAATTGATTTTCTAACTTATTGGTATTGCTTCCATTTTTTGAATGAAAAGCCCCAAGCTCAACATAGTATCCTCCCTTTTTGTTTCCAAGCAGGTTTAGAACAAAATTTTCTTGCTCGCTTCCATTATTCCATGTATCTGTCATTTATTTGTCAAAACCTCTCTAGCATAATATGCGATGCCAAATGCATCAGCTACATCAAAATCTTCTACCGATAGACCATACTTTTTATTAAAATAATCTGCTGTTCTTTGCTTACGCATGTTTCGTAACTGGTTTTTATACCATGAGTCTGCGTATCCTGGATTTGCTAGGCGTATTGACGCCTTCTCTTCCTTAGTGGGATTCTTGTTCCCAATATACGCTTGCCAAGAGCTAGGAGATATAGTAATAACTGAAGCGCCCGTAGACATAAGCTCAGCAATAACAACACCATAAACATATGACAATTTTATCACAGCATCAGGTGATCTGACAAGTATGGCACCCTCAATTGCAATATAATCACTTTTTAATTCATCTAACATCATAGCAACTCTAGTTTTAGCATTATAAATTTTTTCATATATATCGTTACCAACTAGATTAATCTTTCCCCATTTAACTGGCTTGTCTCCCTCAATAAGACAAAATGCAACAGAAGAAGTTGAAGCATCTATACCTAAAACCCTGCTTGCTTTAGTTCTAGATAGCTTCGCCAGCGTCATTTATCATCCTCAATATTTTATTTCTATCAGACTTAGAGTTATCTTTTTCACATTTAGAGCATATGTCTAAGGTGTTATACCTACTTAAAGATGCCTTGCATGACTTGCAGTATCTTTTTTGTCCCGATCTAATTGCTTTTTTCTCATAATACTTTTCCATAATCTTTTTATTGGTTGCAATCCTGCAACAATCATCTCCACAATATTTCTGATTATGAGTTTTTGGAGTAAACTCTTTGCCATTTTTACAATCTGAATTAGCGCATATCATTATAAAGGAACCTTAAATCTTTCTATTTGAACAGTTCCAGTAGGAGTATCTTTTGAGTAGCATTCCTTTTTAATTGGGCAGTAGGTGCACGGCATCTTAGTTTTTGTTGCACCTTCTGGCTTCATTGGAAGGTCACCATCTTTAAAATTATCCCACACCTCTCTCATCCAAAGGAATGTGTCCTCGATAATCTTTGTGTTTCTCTCATTCATTGATACTGGAATTATTAATATTTCTTGAGTATTTTTATTCTCATAAAGAAAAAACCCCTCTTTGGCATTTTTAAGCTTCATATATGTTAATAGCTGAAGCAAGTGGTTCGGTGAAGGGCTCATCTCAGCCTGCCTTGTATCCCAAACCTCTTGCTTTGCTGTCTTGATTTCACCAATTACGGTTTCATTGTCATATTCCATAATTAAATCAATGAACCCACGTATTGGTGGATATTCGTTTATAATTTCTTCTTCTTCTGCAACCCACTGTGGCATAGTTTTAATTAAGTTCTGAAGTCTCTCATGGGCCTGGGTACCCTGAGCCATGTTAGCGACTGCAACAGCATCATTATTGTCAATAAAGACTGCGCCAGAAAAAGCCATATACCAATACCTTGGGCATGTTCCATGACCATATCCTAAAGAGCTTGGGCTAAAAGACTTTTTAGTCATTTCTCCATCTGCTCTTTTAGTATTTTTATATGACTCATCAAGCATTGATGCAAAAAGCTCTGGGTCAAAGAATTTGCCAGTATGCTTTTTAAACTTTAAATTTTTAACTATGTTTCTACCCATTACAAATTATACCTAACGACATACTTAAGTGCATCTACAAGTTTGTCTATGGACTCCTTTGCTGAATAATATATATTCTTTTTATTATTATTCGTGGTACCAGCTTTATCTTTTGCTATTGTTGAATAATAAGAAGCCATCATGGCAAACTTAGTTGACATTGCCTGCAACTCAATAATAAGCTGTGGTGCTTTAGCAGCAGGCACATCTGGGTTCAACAAAAGCTTTACAATGACAGCCAATGCTCTATCTAACTGAGCATCATTCATATACTCATGAAGATCATTGAACTCTGTTATAGAGTTAATTAACTCTAATGTATTTTTATCCTCTGTCATTTTTAATCTTTTTATCCCATTTGTCCATTAATAGCCCTACTCCATATCCAGCAACAAAGCCAAGCATGGTTCCATAAAGAAAGTATAGCATTAGAATGGAACCTCAGCGTATGTCTTATATGAAGGGAAGTCGCTATTGCTTGGAGACTTATCCTTAGACAATGTGTATGCTGTTACAGAGATTGAATCAGCATTAATTTCATATGAAGTTCTCTTTGTGCCTTCCTTATCAGTCCAGCTTTCTTCATAAATCTTTCCTACAATAATAACTTCCATGCCCTTTTTAATTACCTGCTTTGACTGCTCTGCAAGTGTGCGCCAAGCCTTGACTGTCCACCAAGAAGTATTCTTATCTTCCCACTCTCCAGTAGTGTCATTCTTAACACGATCATTTGTTGCTACTCTAAAACGAAGACCATTTGATCCTACAGTTTCTGGTTCACTACCAACTCTGCCTACGATTGTAATCATTGGATTAGCCATTTTTATTTTCCTCCCAAAATGTGATCAGCTCTTCTAAAACTGACCACTCTATGATTCCAAGACGGACCTTAGAATCCTCACCGATAATAATTTTAAGTGCTGGATGCATATCCCTGCTTACCTTAAAAGTATCTGTACAGATTTTAGCCCATACATCTTTATTTAAATTAAATGAAGCTTTAGATTCTTTGTAATCTACTACAAAGTTTTTCCACTTAGCATCACCCTTTTGATATTCACCACGACCACTATTTTTTTGTGCCTTGGCGCCATCTCTTTTTACTTCTGCTCTCTCCGACATTAATTAAGCTTATGCTTTGTTTCATGTCCATTAGAGCATGTCCAATACATTTCTAATGTAGATTGATTAAAATTATAAAATGGAGCTGACAACTCGCATTTACTACATGGTCTTTCTTGTTCTATTTTCTCAACCCTTTGATCTTGAACATCTTTAGGTTTAGAAGCAAAAAATTCATTAAGATTTGGCATTTATTTCTCCTATTAATTTGTCTACAACATCTGGATTTTCCTTTAAATACGCTACAGCCTTTGCACGTCCTTGAAAACGTTCTCCATTTACTGTATACCATGCTCCACCTTTTTCTATTATCCCGCACATTTCTGCAACGTCAAGAGTTTCTCCGACAAGATCTATGCCAAGTGACTCTCCTTGATAATAGAAGTCGTATTGGCCAGAGAGGTTAGGGGGACCGAGTTTGTTATAATCAACAATCCAGTTAACGGGCCTTCCAACTCTTTGTTCAATAATCTTGTCGCCAACCTTAACACCTGCTTTAATAGCATTAGCCTCAGCTTCTGAAGACCAGAGCTTGATAACGGTAGAGGAGAAGAACTTAACAGCCATTCCTCCTGTTGGGATGTGGCTGGCATGCATAGATCCAAACTGATTTCTTTGCTGCGATATAAGAACGAGTAGCGTATTTTTGTTTGCATAATTTAACATTTTGACTGCGTGGGTCATGTCCTTAGCTTCAGCGCCAATTTGCTTTGTGTCTTGCAAATCTTTCATTTCATTTCCGTCTTTTTCAAAGTATATGGCTGGAAGAAGTGCTGAGATTGAATCAACTACAATTAGATCTACACCAGCCTCCATGAGCTTTGTTGCAACATCCACCATGTCATTAACAGTTTTAGCTGGAGAGTATATTAATTCTTTTGAGTTAACTCCAAGTTTTTCTGCCCACTCTGGATCATAAGAATGCTCTGCATCAATCCAAGCACAAGTCTTTCCTTCTTTTTGTGCAAGTGCAATCATTTGTAGACAGAACGAAGATTTTCCTGCTGACTTATTTCCCCAAACTAATATTTGTCGGCCATAAGCAAAGCCGCCATTTAAAGCAAAGGTTAGTCCGATGCTTGGTGTTGGCTGCTTGTCTACTTGGATATCAACTGCAGACTGTACTCTTGCTCTAGTCTTAGGGTCAAGTTTTGCTAAAATATCATCTAGGTTCATGTCCATTTAATTAATCGTTAGCCAATTCGTAGTCAGATTTAACTCCTAGTGGCTCTAGCTTAAACTCAAAAGATAGGCCTTCGTCATTATATGTAACCGAAAGCTGCATATCATCACTTGTTGTCTTCATAAAATCTTCAGTTGATATTTCAACAGAGCCTATTTTACTTAATATAGCCACTAAAACTCTAGAGGCATTCATTGTCTTAAATACATCTTCTGCGTTATATGTCATTTTACTTCCTTAACCATAAGTGTTCCATCTTCTAAAGTTTTTAGAACTGGCTCGCATATCATTCCTTCTCGCATCTTTGCCAACGAAAGTGGGTACATGCTTGAAAATACAATTGCTCTATTTAAATTCTTATCTTTATCTGACATAACAAGGTGAGCCATAGTCTTGCCAGCTTTTGTTTTATATGGTGTATAGCTTATCACAAACCTCTGATTTTCGTCAATAGGATAGGATTTTGCATACAAGTATTTAACAAAAGCATCATCGGAATCTTTATTAATTAAATCAACCTCTACATATCTAGATATT